GAGTTGTCGGATGCAGCCTCAGTGCCTTCAGGGAAAGGCTTGAACCTTCTATCGAACTCTCTCTTTCCCGTTTGATTGTCGTAGTTCGGGACAATCATCGCCCTTCTTCCTTCAACAGTCCAGTTAACTTCAAGCTGCCCTGCCACCCCATATCCTTCAAGAGGAATGTTGTCTAGGTCAATTACAACCTCAATACGGTTGGTATCACCCATACCCCAAGCCATGTTTGGCTCATACAAGCTGCCTGAATCTGTTATTGTTCCGCTTGACCTAATTGCCCAAGGGACATTTTCTGTGTCCCCACTAAACCTCATCTCTGTCTCGTTGCCATCTTCTCTGTCATTGACAAAGTATCCAAACAGGTTTTCGACGGTGCCGAGTTGCGTGCCCGATGCCAATAGCGTATCGGTTCGAGGCTCCATGTACACAAAAGGAGAGTACTGTGTCTTATGGTAGTAGAGAGACTTGTACGCGTGGTCAGTTTCACCGATTAGCGCTGTTTCAAATCCATCGCCGCTAAGGTCAACAGCAACCTCCTCAATGCCTGCTGATACAGGAAACGAGTGGGTTGTCATGCCGTCGTCCTTGATAAAATCTGGCCATGTAGTGGCGTCATATCCATCTACATAGTTGCCAAAGAAGAGTCTGTTCTCTGATACGCACAAAGACTTGGCTTGGTAGGGGACGTTGTCGAACAGCTTGTTTGTCTCTAAATCACCTACAATCCTGTAGGCCTTGGAGTTTGTGAACGTTTCTACGAGAACATTCTCATTGTATGCAGTGAACCTTTCGGCAAAAATATGCCAAGCTCCAGTGTTCCCGCTGCGAGCAAGGAACCTGATTGCCTTAACATCACCATCTACGTTACTACCAGTATCACCGTTAAGCCCGGCCTTATTCACCTGAACCTGAATCGCATCGTACGGCGTCAGGTAGAGGTCGGTCATCGTCCCGGTCGGATTAAAGTGGTCCCCGTAGTAGGATAGCTTAGAGTAAGGCCCGATGGCGGATACCTCACCGTCGACATAAACGTACTGAGCAGCGAACTGAAATACGTTGTCTACGATTCTGTTTACGACTGTCTCATCTTCACCAGCTTGAATAAAGCTAAAGGTAGGGGGTCGCATGGGCGGCCTCTTACATACCGTGAGTGCATTTGACGCCGTAGTAGCTACGGCAATGGAACCGTCGTAAGAGTCGGAAAGGATTCTGCTGACGTTAATCTTTCTTGGCTCGTTAACGTTATCGGTGAAGTACAGCAAGATGTCTCCATTGCCCATCTTCACAACCTCGCTTTGAATATGAGAGTTTTTCTCAAAAGCCAGAGAGCTGCTTTGGTACAGCTTCACAAAGTCGTGCTCAGCAATGTCGTACATGTAGATGCCGTGGTTGTCATTGCTATTCCACACGTAGTAGAACACCGCGCCTCCCGCCTCGTAGCTTACGCTAGAAACCGTGTAGTTTGTTCCAGCAGGGAGCGCGTCCGACGCATTACGGAATCGGCCCTCTCGGTTTCCCTGAGCTTGCTTGATAACACCAGCATCCTCTTCGTCGGCCACGGAGATGTCGACATTAAGCGCGTCTGTCATCTGGACAGACTGCACCAGTCGCTCGTCGTCATCTAAGTTCAGATAACGAGGTGTCAGTTTATCAATAGCCATTAGTACTTAGGCGCTTGCTTGAAGTTCTTACGAATCACGCGCAGCACCTCATCCTTGTTGAATGTTCTCAGGCGTGCATTGGCCTTGCGTCTTTCGTTGTAGTATTCTTGTCTTGCGCGGGCCTTCTCCGCATTGGGGACACCCCTCTTGCGCTCGATGATTCGGAAGTACATGTATGCGCGAAGAGCCTCCTCTGCTTCCACAGGAACTTGAGGGTCCTTGGCTCTAGCCTCATCAGCCACGTACTCCACCACGATTACACCAGTCGTACCTGAGTCTGTCTCAAGCCTGTTCTGGTCTCTGTTCAGTCTGTACTCGCCTGCGTAGATGCCGCCACCGAGACCGTAGGTTCTCCCCACAGCTTGGTTGTAGGCGTAGTTGTTGAAGAGCATTGCCTCCTCCTCACCAAGGATACCGCCGCCACTTCCTGTTGTGTCATCTACTCTGTCAAAGAAACCATCACCATCACTGTCTACAGGGTCATCTACATTTGTGTAGGCCTGAGACATGTTGAGGTTGTTGTTCATGGCCAGCGGGTAGAACATCCCGTCAGAGCCTGCGAGTCCAACCCTTACGATGCTTGCAAAGTCATCGGGCAGGTTGTAGGTGCCATTGGTTTCGGGGGACAGCTTGAGAGAGCGCACCTTGCCTGAGATGTCAAACCCAAACTCCCGGATGCCGCGAAGTGCAACCTGACGTAGAAAGGTTCTAGTCACATTGCCAGCATAGTCATCACCCTCAGTAGAAATGAGGAAGTCGTTGATGATGTCCGCTACGCCTACTAGGTTGTGTGCCATCTATTACTGTCTTTGTTCTTTAACGTCCTCCTGAGCTGCGTGCTGGTATACCTCCTTGTCTCTGAGGTTCACACCGATTAACAATGCAAGCTCGTTTACCAAGTCCATCACGTAGTGGTCTGGCAATTCAAAGTCGATGCTGTTCGTGTCGTCGTAGACCTCCTTGTTGTTGGTCACGGTGTACGCGAACTTGGGGTAGGATGCTGAGAGCGCTCCTGCCGTGGTAACCCCTTCTGGGTTCTTGTAGTAAACAAAGCTCACGCCGACCTCGTCAGCAGTGCCGGCCTCGGTGGTATCCTTGTTGAGAATCAAGTCGTGAGGGTAGAGCTCAAGCGTAAGCCCTGTGATGTAACACGCAGGGAAAGCTTTGGTTGGTCTAGACAGCGTGCTGGAGAGAAGCGCTTGAAGCTTGTTCGCATCCTCGATAACCTCTACCGGGATAACCTCTGCATTGGTCGAGGCGTTGACTGCAGCACTACCTGCTGGGGCAGTGATGGGCGCAGCAGCTGGTTCGTAGAGAACCTCAACAACCCTGTTGAAGTTGGTAGGCAGAGCCAAGGGAACATTCAATCTTGGGTATGTTGTATCTGGGTCTTCGTCAAGCTGAACCCTAGTGACGAACCTAGACAAATCTTGCTTGAGCCCACGGATGCGAGACTCAGCCATGCCGGGGTCTACGCCACGAAGACGTGCAGCTTGGGCCCGCTCTAGCTCCATCCAGATGTTGTTGTACACCTGCTGCTGTGCAGTACCTGCAAACTGATTGAATACCGCAGGGGTGACGAATCCTCTCTCGTCTTTGTTTGCTAGTCCCTGAAGCGTTGTATAGACCTCTCGTACGCTGGCCATGTTGTTACTATTACTACCAGCAAATATAAACAAAAAAGGGCCGCCCTAAGGCAGCCCTCTTCCGCTAGGGTTATGGGGTCAGGCAATCTCCGAGAGTTGCCGTTCAATTTCTGTAAGTACAGAAGAGCCCTTGTCCGTGAGGCAGAAGCGCGTCAGGACATCAACTTCGTCCTGTCCGACAGGCACCCCTACGATTACTGCACCGCTGTCGAACCATGTGATGGCTCCACCCTTGTAGCGCAGAATCTGAAAGTCGAAGGCCTGCATGACTGACACGCGGGTCTGGACGATTGGGTTGTCGAAAAGGTCGATGAACTCCTGTGGCTTGTTCTTAGCAGCATTCACGAGAGCACGCTTGATGGCGATGTTCTCTTGGTTTGTATTGATGTTCAGGCTAAGTGCTACAGGCAAAAGCTCTTCGATAGAGCGGGACTTAATCATCTGAATCGCGTCAGTGACGAGGAAGTCTCTGTCGATGGTTGACTCCACCTTAGACTCGGTGTCGGACATCTTGAAGATAGAACCACCGTTGGCTACGTTGCCCGGGTGTACGCTCAAGAACTCACGAAGGTTTGGCTTGGTGTAAGGAACCATCAACACGTTCTGGCGGAAGATGACTTGGCTACGTGTGGCTGCATCGCTCTGCTCGTCTCTCCAAATGGAGGGCTCGTTGGCGCAGTAACGAATCTCGCGCACTCTACCAGTCTCTTCGTCGTAGACGTTGACTCGGTTGTTGGAAAGCTTCAGGTAGACGCCGCCCCCGTAGGAGAAGTAGTAGGCGTCCTGCTTGGACTTGTCCTTGAGGTTTCTCTTGATTGCTGGACGGCTCCGGTCAACGGGGGGAGCATCCACGATTGCCTGTTCTTCAACGACAGGCTTTGCCGCAGCCTTGGGAGCGGTCTTCTTAGCGGGTTTCCGCTGGATAGTTTCTGTAGACATGATTAAAAGAAATTAAAGTTAAACGAGTAGTAAGTGGGAGGAGGCGATTCCCCCTCCCCTTACCTTATATCACTTACGCTTACGACCAGTCAGGCCGTCGGTAATAGCTGTAATCAACATATCGACGTAACCAAAGACGACATTGTCGGCCTCGGATTTCGTGAGGTTGACCACGACCTTAGCAAAGGCCGCTAGTCCGATGAGCAAAGCTGCCCAGTTTTCAGCGATAAAATCCCACATTACGCAAGAGTAACAGATGACACTACACCAGTCTGACCTTCAATCAACCAAGTGTTGTCGTTGGCAGTGGTTCCGGTTCCGACGCAGTAAGCGCGGATGACAACAGTGTCAGTAGCTGTACCAGCGACCAACGTAATCGTGGTCTCATTGACGAGAGGGTCAGCGGCACCACCATCGGTAATGCTACCGAACATCAAAGCTGCGGGAGTAGTCCCGTCTGTGGTAGACTTAATGGTGGCGGCATCTGTTACGATGTCCTCAGCGGCAAAGAACGTGTAGTTCAATCCAACAGCAGGAGTAGGCAACAAGATGTCGTTTCCACTTCTTACAGCAACGTACGCTCCGCTGTCGGCGGCGCTCAACGTGAAGTCAGTATCCTTGTCAACAACATGGAAGCCAGAGACAGTAGGAACTCCGTTGATGGTGGCAGCGTTCACGCTGGTCACGTCAGAGAGTCCTGCGAAGTCGTTGGTTACATCGTCGAGGACAACAGTACGCTCACTCTTGATGAGGTCAGCCAATCCGCGAGCAACCTCGTGCTCCTTACCTGCAGTGCAGTTCAAAGCGAGGGCATCACGGGTAGGTGAGTCACCAGAGTCAACGGTTCTAAAGTTTGCAGTAACCAAGGTGGCTGCGATGCTCATTGACTCGAAGTCAGTTGAGTTGAACACAGCACCCGCGTTAGAGGCAGTCTTTACAATAATCATTTGTTCTAGGTGTTAGAGGTTAAAGATTAGGCCTTAATCAACACGTGTTGGTTAGCAGCACGAGTCACCAATGCACACTCAGAACGGTAGTTGAACTTGGCCGTGTCCTCCGTCGTGTTACGGAATCCGAGGATAGAGCCAGTCACCCAGTGCTCCAACTCACGAGAGTATCCACCTGCAGCCTTGTAGTTCAACTCCAAAGCAGGAGAGCGGTCACCCGTAGTTGGGTCAGTCACTGTAGCCAATGGGCACATCACACCAGCAACCAAGTTGGCAGCTTCGGTAACACCTCCCAAGAGCGTTGGGTCATTCAACAACTTCCAGCTGTGCTTGTGGAAAGTGTATCCACCGCGTGAGAAGGAAGAGAAACCGAGCTGAACAGCCATGTCAGGTGAGTTCTGGAATGCACCGTATGAAGCGGTGACACCAGCGATACCAGCCTTGGATGAACCGCCACCCTGAGCGACCATGTCGTCGAGGCGCAAGTTCTGTTCAGTGTTCGCGTAGATAGCGTACTCAGGAGCGGAACCCTGCTTGTCGAACTCGATGATGAGGTCGTCCAAGTCAGCGAAACCACCGTCGTTACCAATGAGGCCGTTGGTCACCAAGCCACGATTTTCGAGAGCCGTGATGTAACCTTCGTTACCGTCGATATCCGAAATGGTCGTGGTGTCAACTTCCTGACCGAACAAGAGCGTCATTTCACGCTTGTCCAAGAAACGCTGACGGGCATCCATTTCGCCCTTGATGTACCAGCGGTAGTCGCCGCCACCCACGTCAATGTAACCAATGTTGGTGGCCTGTGAACCAGTCACCTCGTAGTTACCCTTGATGATAGCGTATGGCTTCTGGTAACGAACCACGTTAGACTCAACGAATCTACCGGGCTGCTCTGAACCTTCGGCCCAGATGTTACCAATCACTGGCATGTCAACGACAGCACCGTTAGCCAAGGTAGAAGCTGCGTCGCGCAACAACTTAGCCTTGAAGGTAGCAGTACTGTTTGCTGAACCCTCGTCGGTCACGACCGCACGGTCGATTCCGTTAATCAAGAGGATGTCACCCTTCATTGGAGTGTTTGGACGGTTGTCCACCGCGTCTGCAATGGCGTCAGCCAATGACTCAGCAGTGAACGTCATCTCTGACACGTTAGAATCGCCTGAGGTGTAGCCAGTAGTAACCGCAGCGCGGACCTTCTGGTGCAGACGAGCCTCCTCGTAGTAAGTGATTTTTTCGGCAGAGCCAGCAGCCTTGACGGCTCCGGTCATACGCAAGAATCCGGTAATGCCCTGATTACCGTAAGTTTTGATGAGTTCTGGACGAACGTCAAGGGCGTTAATAGTGTTCATGAAATCACCCAGAGAAGCGTACTTCTCAGGTGTTGCCAAGCCAATCTGTGACCGAGCACCGCCGGTAGAACCGCCGAGTGAACCATGAACATTAGGAGAAACGATGTTGCTCATAATTGTTCTTTTTTAGAGAGCTTTAAAAATTGAATGTCATCCCCTTGTCTCCTCCGATGGCTGCAGCGAGCTGGTCGATAATCTTGTTTCTCTGAGCTTCTGCGCTTGTGTCAACCTGCTGCTGTTGTGGAGTAACAGGTGCAACGTTAGACGCTTGGTGAACCACACGACGCTGCCCGTCGCTCATACCTTGTCGGTACACAGCGTTGACAATGTTGTCGATGTTGTCCATCACAGCTCTGTGAGAGTTCAAGAGGTCGTAGTCCCACTTGCCGTCATCAGAGACGTAGGAATCAAAAAATGACTCGAGGTTCGCATTCTTCTCCTTCAAAGTTGACTTGTACTGGTCGGCTAGGCCGTAGGTAAATGTCTTACCCGTAGGCAAATCAAATGAAATGCCGTCCAAGTTGTCAACCTCTCTGGACATGTTTGCGACCCACTGGTCGTCGATAGGACTCATAAACTCATCTTCGGCAGTGCGATTCGGGTCCGGCGCTGCGAACGCTTCACGAACTTCCTCGATGTGCTGACGAGCCTTATCTGCCGCCACCTTCAACTCCACAGCTGATGTTGCGACTTCCTCATCGGTGTACCTGTCCACGTCGAGCTTGTACTTATTGTTCATAAGCGTGTCAATCTCTTGCGCGGAAAGCTTTGGGTGGTCCATCTGCAACTGCATACGCACAGCCTTAGAATCATCCATTTCGGAAGTGTCCAAGGACTGATACCTGTACCAGTCGTCAATAGAACGACCCGTCTCCGTGACGAACTCGTTGATAGCTGCGACAGCTGGGTCGATGTCGGGCTTCCTGTTAAACTGCTGGGTCACGGCGTCAAAGTCATCGAACTTCATGTTCAGCCTTTCGCTGAGCTTCTGAAGCGCAATGGCATCTTCGTCGATTGCCTGCTGCTGCACAGGTTGGGGTGGAGCTTGTGGCTCCGTGTATTCTTGTCTGAAGACTACTTCTTGAGGTTCCGGCTCCGGTTGGGGAGCAGGCTCAGGAGCTTCCTGCACAGGCTCGGGAGCTTCTTCCGCTACAGGTTGTGCTTGTGGTTCCGAGGGTTGTGGCTCCGGCGAGGGTGCTGGAGCGTCCTGAGGTTCGTTCAAGAAGTCAGGGGAGTCGCTAATTTTGATACCCTGAGCTTCAGCTGCTACTTCTAATTCGTGCTTAGCCATTTAATTAAATTTTGGGTGTGTTACTTATCGTGCGTTAGGCGCCCCCTTAGCTCCTGCGGCCAGAATCTTTCTCTGCTTATTGTAAGGAGAGAACTCCAAAGATGGAGCGGCCTGACAGTAAAGGATGGCGTAGTGCGTGTTGACAGCCTGAGGCGTGAAGTGAGTAATCTCACCGTACACCACCTGACCGTCTGGGTAGTCGATTGGCTGCTCTCTAGTACCTGCCACGTTGTTCATTTTGAACACGGCTGGAGTAGTACGAGCGTCGTCGGTACCTGCATCAACACCGTCAACACCAAGCATCTCCACGCTGAAGGCAGGAGAGAATGGCAAAACGGTTACGTTGATTTTGTTGTCGTTTTCGGTAGCGGTGATGTCTGGCAACTCAGCACCCATGTCTGCATCACCAAAGAGGTGACGAGGTGAGTCCGCCGCAAGGTAAAGGAAGCAGTTGGTAGTTGCCACAGCGGTATCGACCAACGTGTAGGTTCCTGCGTACTCAGGGAAGGTGTTTGAGTTTACCACAACCTTGGTGCCCTTGAGGAAACAGTTGGCAGCGAAGGTAGCCTCCTCACCGTACGTGTTCACCGTTTTGACGAACGCGGTCGTACCAATTTTTACTTTGTAGTAGTCGTTGGAAGAGTCATACACCCATCCGTTGGTACCGTCGCAGTCAACAGAGATAGTCTCGTCCTTCAAGACTTTGCCAGCCTCGAAATCTTTTTCTCCGTTGGTGTTACCACGCAAGATGATTGTTTGAGTTCCGCCCGTGAGCATCCGGTTGGTAGCCTCGTCTCTGCCGAGGAACCTGCTACCGTTCTTTACATCGTGTCTTTGAAATGCCATGTCTTAGATGTTAGGCGTCAGTTCCGTAAACCATGAACTCAACCAACGTAGGGTTGGTAGTCGCATACGCTTTAATGTCAATGCCTGCATTGAGCGGCATGATAGCGAAGTCGCCACCAGCCAGCTTCAAAATAACAGGGTTGCCTGCCGTGGTCCCGTCGTACACGTAGATGTAGTCGGAAGACGTGGTGTCTGTATTCTTGATGTACAAATACGCAGGAGCTGAGAAATCAGATGCCGTGTACAATGTAGTTGCACTTGCACCAACAGCGGTAGCCGTCACGGGTCTACGTGCCAAGCCTGTAGTGTTAGCTGCAGTGGTTTCCATAGACACACTGATTCCCAGCGACTCAGACAGCAAGTCTGTGCTCGTCAGGGATAGTTGTGCGGTTACTGTTGCCATTAGTTATTCTTTGATGCAAATATATGAAACATTACCACTTGACTTTGTCAGCCCAGTAGGCAGCGCTCATCTTGCCCTTCTTAATGTTTTTGGCGTGTCTAGCCTTGAAGCTTGCACGCTTCTTCTTCATTCTATCCGACTCACCAGCCTTGGGCTTGCCAGCAGTCTCAGCTCCCTTCTCGCCGAAGCGGATGAGCTTGACTCTGTCACCCTCTTTTGCCAACACCATGTGTGACTTCTTGGGGTGGCTTGGTGTGGCCTTTGGTTTGTTTACACCCTTGAGCCCGTGCTTATTGAGCATGCGCTTGACGCGCTCTCTCATTGCCTCTTTGCTCATCGCCTCATCAATTCTTGGATGATGTCCCTGTTGTCTTGGTCCTCAAGTTCAGGGCGCGTACCCTTGCGCTGAGAGATAAGCTTGGACTGAGCCACAGCCTGCTTATCAACGCGGGAGTCTTTTCTGTCGTCCTTGCTTTTCTCTAGGTCCATGCGGAACTGCTTGTCCATTGCCTGAGACTGTGCGACCACTTGGAGCTTGGCCATCTGAATCTGACCCTCTACCTGCTGACGCATCTGCATCAACTGCATATCAACCTGTCCCTGAGCCTGAATGTTCTGGAGGTCGGCCTGTGCCTTCATCTGAATTTCTTGCATGCGCATCTGTGCTGCGGCCTGCTGAGCCTGCATGTTCATCTGTGCTTGCATTTGCATTTGTTGCTGCTGTTGCTGCTGCAACGCATTGATGCGGCGTTTGCGGCGGATGACGAGGAGTCTTTCTGCTTGGTCCAAATCCTTGAGACGACGGATTGCCATAGCATCCTCAAGGTCAATCTCTCTTTGTGCAAGTGACTGTTGGATGTTTTGTTCGAGTAGTAGCTTGGATTCGTCTGACATCTCTCGCTCAACAATCACACCGTAGTTGTGAAGTGGCAAAGAAGCAAACGAAGAAAGAATCTCCATGCTTGTGCTTCCGATGGCCCTCTCGTATGCCCCGTAGATGATTGAGTCTGGGGGCAAGACCTGAAGGCACTTGACCACGTCCTCGCAAACTCTTTTGTACAAGACGGACGCTCCGTTGGTAATATCGTTAATAGCATTGTTGCCAGCGGCCATCTGCTGCTGACGTACGCCCACAAGCGCGTCGGAGTTAGGCGTGCTCCCATCCAAAACCTCGTTGACACCCGTGACGTCACGAATCATACGGAGGTAGTGGTTGTACAAACCAATCAGCTCGTTGATGTTCCGGATGGTGTTGTCCAGCGGACGCACAGGCGGGTTCTGGAATCCACCTTCTGGGTTCTTGCTTCTGTAGTAGAAGACACCAGTCTGCTCGTAGATGTCCTGAATGTCGAGAGGCTGAAGCTCTCCACCATTACCCAGAGATACATTCTCGAGGCCCTCGATGTCCACAATCAAACCATCAGGCTTAGCCTTGGCAATGGCTTGTTGAATCTTTAGGTGAGTAAGCTGAAGTTGGTCAGCAAAGCCGATGACAGACGACACCATAGACTTGGGCATCTGACGACGGAAGTTCGTTGCCACAACGCTGTACGAAAGACGAGCGCGTGTGAGGTCGTGCATGTTCTTCGGGATGTCCCGCTTCATGCCGTAGTTGAAGAGAAGTCCGCTACCGATAACGTACGAACCGCCATACACACACATGTTAGGCATGGTGTGAATCTTTCTGTCGTACACTGAGTCGCTAGGGAGCTTGTAGCTCTCGCCCTTGTAGTAGAAACCAATGTTTCCAAACTGCGAGGTCTTCTCTTCGTAAATCATATCGTCGACGCCAAGGAACTCGAAGTCCAAGACGTCAACCAAGTATTCATCGTAGCCATAAACGTGAGCGCCACGGCTTCTGTCGTACACCGTCTGATTGAACTGGGAAGCGTTGTTGTAGCTTCTGTTCATCACAGCCTTGGCAATCTTCTGGTACTCTTCTTCAGGGATGTCCGTCCCCGCCATGCGCTTTAGGTCCTGAATAGAGACGCGCTTGACGTGCCCCGCATAAACGATGTCGGAGAAGTTAGGGTCTTCGGTGCTTGAGTGAATGAACTGCGCCGGGTCTACATACTCAGTCTTAATACCGTAGCTCGGGTCATTGCTTCTTTTGACCACAGCCATACCGTTAACCACGAGGTCTTCCACGGCGCGGCGGAACACGTTGTCATCAAATTCGTTCCAGTCAAGAGTGAGCTTGGTTGCGATTTGAGCAGCAACCTCAGCGCTGGTCTTGATGCTATCAGCCAAATAGATTTCAGCCTCCTCAGAGTTTTCGGGCATCCCTTCGGGAATAGAGGAAGTCCTCAAGCCAAGTGACTTGGCCTCCTCGATAACCTCTCTTTCTTCAATAGCAAACTTGGCCAGAACCTTCTTCTTCTCTTTCTCATCCTTCGACATTGGGTCGATGGCCTCCACGTTTGGTCGGAACTTGCGAGACAGAATCTTGTTCACTACAATCCTAACGAACTTAGGAATGATTGGCACAGGAGACCAGTCGAGATTCAACAGCGTTCCATCACCCCCTTGGGTGTCCATGCTGTTAAGAATTTGCTTGTAGACTGCGGTATCCTGTGTGCCGTTGGCGTAGTCTCGGTTGCGCTGGAACTCTACCAAGCGCTTTCCGAACCCAGTAGAAAAGTCGTCCAGACCACCCCACTGTGCCTCGATAGATTTAGCATAGGAAATGCCATAGTCTTCGCTTGCCTTGACGGAAGCCGGAGCCATTGGGTCCGGGAACTGTGCATACGACTTTGGCTTGTGGTGACCCTTCATTACTTACTGTATTACAGGCAGTGTGCAAATATAAACAAAATCACTTAGCGGGCTTGGAGACCCCGCCGGGCGTGTAAGTGTACTTGCGGAAGAATTTTTTACCTGTAAAATCAGCTGGCTTTTTCTTTTGCACAACAGTCTGCGCTGCAAGCAATGCAAGACCTGCACTAATGGTCAAGTCAAACTTAGTCCGATTGTCGATACGGTACCCAATCCAATCCTCAAGTGTACGGTTAAAATACATCCTACCGATTTCTCCCTTCTCATTGATTCCCACATGGTTGTGTATGTAGTCTTCAATCGCTTGTGCATGTGTGTGGATGACATCCTGTGAGTTAGACGGGATGCCTTTCGTTTTGGTTGCAACAGAACCTGCGGTAGTCAGGTGTTGCGGTCTATCCAACAAGTAGCCATCATAACCTCTTGATTCAAAGTATCTTACGATGCCGTACTTATTGTTTTCCACGAGGAGCGGGTAGCCGTAAAACACAGCTGCCATCAGGATGTCCTCGTAGAAGATTTTCGCCATAGGAGGGCGGGAGCAGTACTCTGCAACAAACATGTTAGAGGGGGCCCGCATGTTGAACTTGTTGTAGATGTGACACGCTCCCTTAGAACCCCTCCCGTCCGTAGTAGCGTCGATGTCATAGGAGTCGACTCCACCACAGCCAATGAGTTTGTTTGGCGCAATGCGTTTGCCCCGTTCGGAAACCTTGAGGTTCCTGAGGTCTGCAGGGGGCATCCATGATACAAACCACCTGCCCTCAGAGCTTGGAACGAATACAACCTCTCCGTCCCTTACGCCTCCTTTCCATGTAAAGTTGCCACGCACCACGGGGTCCGGGTACATGTTCTCGTTGTGGTCAATCTGCTCATAAATCTTTCCGATGTTGAACAGAGAGCCCTCGACGCTATCTCGGAACGCCTCGTCTGTAGTAAAGGGGAACTGACGAACAATCTCGTTCATCTCCCGAGCATCATGCCTAAGAGCGTCCCTTTCGTTTTTTAGAAACTCCCTTGCGCCTATCTCTACGGTTTCTCCGTCCAGCGTCTCCACCTCCTGTCCCGGAGTCTCGATGATTGGCTTCCCGTACTTGTCGAAGAATCCCTCTAAGGCTTCGTAAGCCGGAATAAAGATTCTGTACAATCCGGAGGTTGTCCTGCCGTTTTTGTTGCGTTCTTGTGGGTCGGAATCTTTCCAAAGCTCTTTGTATTCCTGACCTCCTTTGTGCATCGGGTTGACTGTGCTGCCCACAAGCGCCTTCCCGATAACACGGCGTCCCACAATCAAGCAAGTCCGTTGTATCCTCCATGCTTCTCTAATGTCTGTTGGTTTCTCCCACTTGCCTGCCTCATCGAGATACAAGATATGCAACTTCTCACCATCGTACGCATTGTTCGTGGTGTTTTTCCAGTTAATGATTGTGTTCAGGGCGTCGCCCTTGACAGAGGTCTTGTTGTTTTTGGTAATCCTTTT